ACATCAAGATCAAAATTAAAAACAGCATGAAGCTTGTTGTAAAAATCTTGTGGAGTAGCCCAAATATCCGTTCTGTTTTCAGCTAACCCAAAAAGTTCATTGTTTGCCATTGAAGTCACACCCCACCTCCCACCAAAGCAGCGATATCTCTAGGCACAGGCACACCATCACGGCGGCACATTTCCGCATATGCCTCTGGGTTATCGAATGGATCAGGACCAAGCTCTTGCTTAACCTGCTGCGGTTTTTCAGTCGGCTTAAATTCCTGAGCTTTCTCAACATGGCGGTTACGCACGTTCAGTTTTTTCTTTAGGTTTTCCAGAGCTAATCGAGCGTCTTCTTTTTCAACTGGTACATGCTCTTTCTTCTCGTTATTCCATGTTAGTTGAGCAGGTTCCTGGTACCACGCTTGTACACGACCTTTCAATTGAGCTTCAGCAAGGTATTCCTCATACAATCGAATGAATTCACGTTTAGCCTCATACATCTCGCCATCTGTGATTAACAGCATGACTTGATCCAAAGCGAACTTTGCAATCGTTGTAATTTCTTGGTATTGCTCTCTGTTATCAGCAAGCTTGGTTTTTTTATGATGCATGATCTTGGTGTACTCACATGCTTTCACCCATGCTTTTTGAGCATTCCACCAGTCTTGGCCAACACATAATTCCTTGAATTCAGCAAAGCTAGGCATGTACTTTTTGCCTGATGTACTAAGCAAAACAATGCCACGATCAAACTGGTGCTTGGTTACCCCAGTCAAAGCATTTCCTACAATCCCCTCGACCATGCTCATTGGAATTGCATTTAAACCATCGGTAGGAAATTGCTTATTAAACTGTGATGCATACAGCGTGCGAAGTGTTGCAATCAGGAACCGAATATCGTTTTGTGTGATTTGGTTGTTCATGAGCGATATTCTCCAATTACCGGTAGATCAGGAGTCACATCGATCACGCTTTGATTTTGTTGATCAGTAACCATGCTCATGAAATATCCCGGTTCTTCAGCTTGATTCTGCTGTTTGACCAACTGGGTTTGTTTTTCGCGATTGCGTTTGGCTTGATCTTTGTTGTTTTGAATCCATGAATACCATTTCACCAACCAAACACTTGGTGTGTTCGGGTCGGTTGTATCGGATGCAACGAACCAATCACCAAAGCTTAAAAACATGGTGTGTAGATCTTGAGAATTCACATCAGTGAATCGATTAGCTGCCAACTCGATAAAATCATTTTGAATCGGATATTGGTTTACGCATTCAAGCAATGTGTATCGCTTGTGGTCTTCATGCTTGTATGTTGCAAATTGAATTGGTTGTGTATTTGAATTTTTTGCCTCGCGCGTATTACTACTACAACTATTAAATTGGTTATCGGTTAATGGTTTATGGTTAAGGTTTTTTTGGGTTTCATTTTCAGAACCCAAAATAACCGACTGGGTTTTTTCTGGGTTATTAGAATCACCATCATTTCCTCCATTTGGGTTTCCATCATTGGATTTCTTAGGCGGACGACCGCCTTTCTTTCCATTTTCCCGATTCTTTTGTGCATTTTCCTTGTACCCAAGGATTTCAGCATCACAACGCTTATTGTGAAAACCATCATCTTCGTCAGTAAAGAAGTCGGCAAGCACATTTAATACAGCTTGTTTTTCCTCTTCGGTATTTGCACGTAACCGACGAAAAACCGAATGGGTTTCTTTGGGTAATGGCGATTCATTCAAGTAATAGAAATCTAATGCGCGGCGGTAGAAGCATTCCTCTAACGCAGTTAAGTGCACAGTATCCCGAGTGAAGTCGCCAATGTGATGTAAATATTTATGCATGATCAACTCCACTTAACTTCACTAGACCACGCTTCTCCAACTGGCGAACAATTCGAGGTTCGATAAACTCGTTGTTGAGCTTGTAGCGTGTTCTGGATTTTTCTTTGACTTGAATTAATACAGCACCATCCTGCATGGCGTGACGGATTGCTACTGCAGCCCCCCCCATTTGAGTTGTATGCTCGATAATGAAATAAGCCTCTTGTGCCGCAATCGCTTCATTCATCTTTGACAGAGGCATTGCAGCCAATTCTTTAGCTGTATAGATCGTTACTGGCTCAAGCAATGGGATTGCCACTTCGATAGGTGCTGTTGAGACAGTGATGTCTTGCTTACCTTTTGCGGTATTTCTCATTCTTCACCAACCTTAGGCTTAACATAGCCACCAAATGACTGAACTTTTTCTGCCTTAATTAGGCTGGTTATTACCTGGTGCGCTAACCAGTTTGTTATGCGGAAGCAATATGCCATCTGCTGAGCAAGCTCTTCTTTTGTCACTGCAGCGTTATCAGCTGGATAACCACGGCGTTTTAGATTTCCGCGTTTTACTTGATAAATCTTTTCCAGCATCTCTAAAGCAGGCTCGTAAAAAGATTGAACCTGCTGCGATTGTTTATGCTCTGATTGCTTTTGAAAATGTCCGTTCATGATGCCTCCGATACGAATAAGGCTACTGGAGGATCTAAGCGACGCTTGGCTTTAAGTTCTGCCACTGTTGCGTGACGAATTTCATTAATAGCTAGAAAGCAAACAAATCCAGTTGGGCAGCCGACCGGTCTGCATTTTATGAACTCTTCATATGACGCATGCTCTGCCTCTTTAACCTCAAAAAGATTTGGGTTGATACCATCGCAAAGCGAGACAACAACATCCCCGATTAAGTAATCTTCATTGTGCTCAATTACCTGTTGTGATAAATTGATAGTCATATTCAATTCCTGATATGTGTTTTGAATTACCTGAAAAAGCCTGATTCGCACGTCAGGCTTTTTCTTTTTCTACGCAGGCATTAATCTGCGCATCTAGTTCTGCCAAAATCAGATGTAGTTCATGTATTACTTGTGACATATCCTCTGCTTCGTGTTTTGTGATACGGCCATCTGCCATCATTTCTTTAAAAACACTGGATACATCACCGCTCCCAATATTCATGCTGAGCACTAGCTCTGTCAGTGCTGAGTCTTGGAATTCAGGAACTTTCGGCAAATCAATAGCTACCTTCCCGTGTTCAGCATTCAGGCAATGTAAAGCTCTATAGTCATTTGTAATGGCCATTAGCTTTGAAGTTTCTGCCAAAGTGATGTGATGAGTATCTGTATTAGGATTTACTTTGCTGTTAAGTACAGCAGGACTCTTAATTCCCATTCGAGGTGCAAGAGCTGTAGCCCCACCAGGAAAGTCTCGAACAGTGTGGTAAACAGCATCTAATATGTTCATTTACACTTCCTTTGAACGTATTTATTAAAAATCATGTGTTTAATAATTGGTTATGCCGCTGAAGGGCTCTTTTTGAGAAAGAACTCAAAGAGGTTTTTATGGGAAAGTTTGTTGTTACTCGCATCAACAATCGCTTGAATTGTTTCCATGCGAGGTTTCTTACGACCGTGAATCAAATGTGATTCCATGTAGCCGTATGAAACCCCGACACTCTTGCAAAAAAGATTCTTCTCGGTTTCGCTCAAAGCTTTCCAATATTCATATAAGTTGAGCATCAAAATACACCCACTAGGTAAACTATATACAAATATACCTCGTAGGTAAAAACTATTCAACCTGTCAGGGTATTTATTTTTTCTACCCAACAGGTAAATTACTTTTAATTAATTGCGGTATTTATAGATATGACTGACTTGCTGAAAATTCATGAAATTCGATTGCTTAATGCTCGCAAAATAATGAAAGAAAGCGGGTTGGATAGAACCCAATTCGCCGAAAAGATTGGCATGTCATACAACTTGCTTAGCCAATACATTGGTAAGAACCCGAAAAAAAATATTGGTGATGACACTGCTGAAAAAATTGAACAGGCATTTTTGAAACCTAAAGGTTACTTGGATCAATCTAGTGATGCTGAATCATTTGCAGAGACAAGAGACTCGCGAGCAGACTTATCTGGCAGATGGGTTCCTGTAAAATCATTCAGCAAAATGGGGCTTGATGGTTACTTCTCTGAAATGGGTTATGACGGTAATGGTGGTGATGGATATGTTCCTTCTTTAACGGCAGGGAAATATGCGTATGCTGTTAAAGGTACTGGCGACTCAATGTACCCAGTAGTGCGGAATGGCTGGTTTCTTGTTTGCGACCCCGATGCAGAACCGCAGGTAACAGAATTTGTAGAGGTTCAATTAAAAGATGGGCGCAGAACAATTAAGGAATTTATCGGTATTATTGGTAACGTCCTTCACGTCTTAGCTGTGAACGGAAACGAGAGAATCACGATAGATATGGAAGATGTTGAAAGGATCGTACCAGTTGTAGAGATTATTCCTCCAAGCAGACACCAACACGACATTCCTTTAATGGGTTAAATCCTGTGAATAGAAAACCTGCAGAAAACTATAAAGTTATAGGTTGTCAATTTTGGCGAGCTGGATAAGTAAATCTGAAAAAACAACATATATTTAACTTCATCATTATGTTGTATTAAGACATTTTATTTTTATACCGAGGGTAGCCATGGAAATTACAAATGTAATATTTCATCAATTAGAAAAAAAATCTGAAAAGCGAGGCTCTGAGACTGTAAAAGTTGAATTTGCATCAACACTTTTGTCAAATAAGGATCCCGTTGTACTAAAATTTTGTGAAGAAATTATTGACTCTTATCGCCAACAAAACCCAATTTGGGGATATATTGATGAAGAGCATAAATTTCATAGCAAACTTGAAAATTTTTATTCACCATCAGATAGTGATTTTATAGATTTTTCTAAATCAGTATGTGAACTCATTAAAGATGAGTTAGCAACAAGTATTTTTGGTACAGGTGGGTTTGTTCTGATTCTAAACTATAACCATTCTGGTAAAGAATGGATGTTAGTAGCAATGCTTAAAAATGATGAAGGTTATGGTTTAACAGAAGCATTATCACTTGAAAAACGAAAGTATTTAAATATTAAAAAACTCCATGAGTCTGCACGTATTAATGTTGAGGAATGGAAGAACAACATAAGTTTAGATAAAGAAGAGAAAGGAAATTGCCTTTCTTTTATGAAGGGCAATAAGCAAAAAGACAATGATGTAACCGAATATTTTAGAGATGCTTTGGGATGTTTAGGCTACCATAGCAGCAATAAAAATACGAAAGAAGTAATTAGCACCATCACCAAATACATGGAGGAAAAAGGATATGAACCTTTACTGAAAGATACAGTAAGAACTGGTTTATATAATTACTTTGATACACAGAGCAAGCTGGATTTAGAGGTGGATTTAGAAACAATTGCTAGAAAAGTAAACTCAGATAATCCTGAAGATTTTACAAACTACATTAAAGAAAACGACATTAAAATTGATTCATCGTTTAAACCTAGTCAGAAATCTTTCAAGGTATTGCAAAAACTATCTTTTACTGTTGGTGATATTCGAGTAAGTTTCTCTTATGATGATATCAATGATAAGGTAATTCTTAGTGAGCAAGGGCTTCTCATTAAGTCAATTCCATCACACATCATCAAGGAAATGGATGGATACAAGCCACGTATAGCTCAATCACCATTGAAAAAGACAGATGAATAATTCTATACCAAAAGAAGGTGTTGATCTTTTACTTGAACTAATCAAGTTAACACAAGATAAGCACCTCTCTAACCGACGTACCTACTCAGGCCGAATTAAGCGGTCTGATAGTGCTCATGTTCTAGTTTTATTATCAAATCTCAAAAGTTATATAAATGAACAGGATCGATTCTATCCAAATTACGATGAAGAAGATTATGAGATCGACATTGCTCTTCCTCCGTTCTACAATTTTTCTTTATCAGATATGCTGACATCATATCCTGAACTACGAACAGCAGTACCAGATCAAATAATTTACTTTGAAGATATAGACTACATATACATTCCAACAGATATTCATAAAATTGATGATTCTGTTACTTCATCAGTTGTAAAAAACTACTTAAAAAGCGTGTCTTTATATAATTTATTAAAGACTCAAGCTGACCATTCGAGCAGGAATGCAACGAACGATGAAACTATTTATTTTCTCGGGTCAAAGAAGATTTCAATTTTTAACAATTTGACTGTAAATGAAAAAACCTGTCTTAATAATCTGTCTGCATTTGAAATCAACTACATCAACTCTAACATTCATAAAGATGCCATCAAAAACATCATCACTGATAGTCTAAATTCTTTTTATATTGATAAAGAGGTTTCATTCAATCAGATCTGTAGTGACTTTGATTCAATTTATGATGTAATTAAAAACAATTATGATGTATACATTTCTCAATTTACTTTTGAAAAAATTAAAAAAGAAGTTGAGAAATTTAGAACTGAATCAATTACTCGTATAAACAAGGCTTTTTCTGACATTCAAATGCAAATCATAGCAATTCCTGCATCTTTGATAGTCGTTGCTAGTAACTTAAAAACAGGAAATAGTTTTTCATTTATAACAAACACCATTATTTTACTTGGAGCATTATTTTTCACAATAGCTGTTTTTATTATGTGTGAAAATCAAAATGACACTCTTGATAATATTAAGCATGAGATCGATGCACAAGAAAAAGAATTCACTAAAGACCCTTTATTCAAAGATAAAAATGAAATAAATAGCAATTTCATCGTAATGAATACTAGGTTTTCAAAACAAAAAAGTAATCTAAAACTAGTTAAAAGAAGTATCTATGCGTCTATTGTTATAATGTTTCTTACGTATTTCTACATTCATGTAGATAATACATGTTTAACCACTCAAATACCTAAGCTGGAAAACTTCTATTGCACAGTAGCTAAAAAATAAGTTTATTTTTCACTAAACTCTTGAGCTGCTATCAATATCACTTGCATCCGATCAATACCTCGAAAGTTGTTAAGCTCTCCAATCCAAGAGATGGTTTTTCATTGAAACACACATTATTTTTTACACTTAATTGGCAATGATTATGAAAATATACTTAACACTAATCCTTGTTGCAATCCTAAGTGGTTGCTCAAAACAAGAATCCGATCCCCCAGTGACCAACACAGATTCATCTGCACAATTCGAAAAGTTAGATGTAATTATAGATGGGTATCTCAATAAATTAGATAACCCTCAAACCCCTATAGCTGAGCGTAAACAGATCCTCTGTCTTGATTATCCAAATGTTTACAACAAAGAGTATGCACCCCTATTGCTTAAAAATTTCCCTCAAGATTACACGCAAGCCAAACTTGATCATGATTTGAAATCAGCTTTGGATTACTACAAAGGAAAAGACAATATTCAATGCTAGGCTCTTTATTTCTTAAATCTGAAATGAAAATTTTATAATCTGCTATCAAGGTCACTTGCACAAGACCTGTAACAACAAAGCAGCGCAAACCAACCCATCCCAGTGATGGGTTTTCTTTTATCCATAATAATAAAAATACACCTAAAGAGTAAAATTAATTTTGAATTATTTTACCTGCAAGGTATTTACTTTATTTTACCTCACAGGTATATTTTATTTCACCAGATAACAAAAAAGCACACCGACCGCTAAATCAAATGTGCTTTTACTCAAAGAGTGAGATAAGTATGAAACAAACTATATGCCACAGTCAAATGCCGAAGTTCGTAAAGAACCAGAGCTGCACGACTTCTCATCTATACCAGCACCCTACTGCTGAAAATACCGTGCAGTACAAATCATCAGGTCTAGCCCCTGCTGCACTAATCGCAATCATCATATGCACAGCAATCCTTTCAGGCATCACAAGCTGTTCTGTAGATCGCTATCAAACTGCAGCACAAGTAGAACAGATCGCAAAAGCAGGAGTGAAGCCATGAATGCTCAAGTCAAAACAAAATTTGCTGAGTTCATCAGCATGGATGCAAACCGCAATCTAACTATGCGCCTTGGTCCTACGGTCTATGTCCAAAAAGGTGCTGATATCTTCTGGCAATCCAAGTCGGGAGAGTTGGTCTTAGTTACTGATGAGACCCATGCAACCAAGCCATGGATCCGCGAAAACTTTGAACGTGAACGTACCTTTCAGAAACGTAAAGCTTTAGCAACTGGCTTGCAGTCTTCACACATCCCTTCACAAGATCGTCGTGCGTTTAACAGACGCATGGGACGAGTGTGGGCTTAAGGAGAATCATCATGGCTCTACCTATTATTACTGCTGACCAAGCTCTGAATGTAAGTGCAATTATCACCTACATCTATGCTGATCCTGGTCTTGGAAAAACATCTCTTGGATTTACAGCTGATAAAGCTATTTCATTTGACTTTGACCGTGGTGCACATCGTACTGGTGAATTGCGTCGTGGTGCAGTTGTACCTGTTCAGTGTTGGAAGGATGTTGCAGATCTAACTCCACAAGATCTCGCTCCTTACAACACTGTCGTGATTGATACTGTTGGGGCGATGCTTGAAAGCATTAAAACTCATTTGTTGCTGACAGCTAATAACCGTCAAAAAGATGGTGCTTTGAAATTGAAAGCTCAAGGATTAGCGAATCAAACTTTTAAACAGTACATCAATACACTGATAAGTCTCGGAAAAGATGTGGTTTTCATAGCTCATGCTTCTGAAGATCAAAATGGTGAGCAAATCATATACCGTCCAGATCTTGGAGGTAAGAACCGCAATGAGCTTTATCGTATTGCCGACATTATGGGGTATCTCACAACAGTAACCACAGGTGAAGGCAAAAATGCCCGCGTGATTAGCTTCAAGCCATCACCTACTCACCACGCGAAAAACTCAGGTGCTTTGGGTGGTGAAACTGGTGAAGTCTGGGTACCTGATTTAAAGGTAAACCCTACATTCTTGGCTGATTTGATTTCTCAGGCAAAAGAACACATCAACACACTTACCCCAGTTCAACTTGCATCAGTTAAAGCTCTAGAAGAACTAGAGAATTGGAAACAAAGCTGTGAAGAAGCTGAGCATGCTGGCGATTTAAATCAGCTTACTGAATCACTAGAAGATCTGGTCAAAAGCAAACATATCTATGCTGAATCTATGCGCCAATGCTTGCTACTCCGCGCTAAAGATTTGGGTAGTAAATTCAACAAGCAAACCAACAAATGGGAAAACCCATCTGAGTTTCAGGGTATTTCAGAAGCACATCGTGACCAGTTACAAGCCTTCATCGATGAGCGTGGTTTAGATACTAAATTCGTGTGTGAGCATCTTGGCATTGATTCATTGCTTCAAATTGAAATCTCACAGATCCAAGCCGTTCAACAAGAAATCGATAATCTCGCTAAACAAGGTATGACTGTATGAGTGCCATTATTTTAGATACCGAAACTCACACGATTGATGGCTACCCTATCGAGATTTCACATTCACCTTGCTCTTTTGAGCGGGGTGTTTTGGAGGTTGATCATAGCCGTAACTTTGACCAGTACTTCTCGTGCCCCGAACCAATTACGTTTGGTGCGATGGCTGTTCACCACATCCTTGAAGCAGATCTTGTTGGTTGTCCAAGCTATGACACATTCCGCTTACCTGCAGGTGTGACTCATATCATTGGCCACAATATCGATTACGACATTCGCGCAATTCGCTTATGTGATTCATCTATCCAGGTGAAGGCAATTTGCACCCTTGCCCTGTCTCGTATGGTTTGGCCAGACATGGACTCTCATACATTAGGCGCTTTGTACTACTTCATCATGGAAGACAAAGCTTTGGCTCGCACACATTTACGCAAAGCACATAACGCGAAATGGGACATCTATTTCACTGGTGTTGTACTCAAGGCAATTGTTGAGAAATTGGGCATCAAGGATATGCAGTCCCTTTACCTTTTCTCGGAACAGGCACGCATCCCAACCAAGATCACTTTCGGAAAACACAAAGGCATGGCGATTAAAGACCTACCTTCAGATTACGTCGTTTGGTTACTCAAACAACCTGACTTAGACCCGTATTTAGTAAAAGCATTAAGAGGATAAGAAAAATGTATTCATTAATTACTGTAAAAGAAGCATTTGCAGCAAGACAAGCTGGTAAGCCTGTAGTTTGTCGTCATGTTGAATCTGAGCTCTTTGAAAAACTTAACAGCGTATCAGCAGAAACGTGGTTCGATCCGCACTATGTGTTTGCTATTGAAATCGAAACTATTGAGGTTGCAGGCATCACATTTACAAAACCACTAACTGCTGATGAAGTTCAACATGGTGATGATATTTATGTTGTGCAGTCTTGTGGCGAGATTCATCACTATAAATACCAAGTATGTCATGAAGCACTAAATCAGTCTGTCGCACGTGGATTTGCACAACGCGACCAAGAAAATGCTCAACTACAAGCGCAAGCCTTTTGCGAACTATTTGGTCGCGCATTCCGCGAAGCACCAGTTGTTGAAATGAGTGATGAGACCAAGCAAAAAAGAAAACGTAAATCTAAACCAGAGTCCGAGCAAATTTCTAATACTGAAGTACCAGAGGAAGCCACCTCAAATGATGTTGAAGAAAAGACATCTGCTGAAAATACAGTGCAACAACCAGTAAAGGTTGTAGCTGAAGTGGTAGAGACAGATGCAAGTGTGGTTACCAAGAACAATGATGTGGAGACATCATCTAAGCTTAAAGCTGATTTCATGCTTCAACTTACTGGTGCCTCCGAGTTGACTGCAATTGATGAAATTGCAAAACAAATTGAGTCTGATACTCGCCTTATAGATAACCATAAAGGTCACTTAGCGGAATACATTAAGGCTCGTCAAAAGGTCGTTCATATAGAAAGCGCCAAGGTTATTGAACAAACTCCCAATAAAAATGGAGTTGGCCAAGAAGTCGAAGAGTATTGGGAATACCAAGAAGTGTTAAATGATTTAGTTGATCGCGCATCTAAAGCTCAAACACCCGCAGAAGCAAATGCACTTATTAAATACACAAGTTCTTGGACTGAAGAACAACGTAAACCGTTGATCGATGCAATTAACGCACGCTTAGTTGAACTCAATCCACCAGTTGCAGACGCATCACTATCCGTTCGCATTTCAAAAGCCATGGATCTGACGGAATTGGATGCACTGGAAATTGATGTTTCGACATGCGATGAGCTCATTCAACCGAAGTTAATGGAAATGGTGAACAAGCGTCGCGCTGAGTTAGATCCGTTCTTCAACCCACTGGAAAGCGCATCATGAAATTCAAATACTCAACAAGAACCCGAACACTCACAGTGTTCGGGGCAAAGATGGACCACATTTTCCACAATGTAAGTGTCGGTGAAATTGAAGAACTTGTGATTGATGCGAAGTTTAAAGAAGCACGCTGGGTAACTAAATAATTATTTCGAGCAATTATTTGCGCATTTTTAACAATAAGTCAGGAATTTGCGCAGATGTTTGCTCAGTGAGGTGAAGTGATGGGTATTAAAAAAGAAAGAGAAGAATTTGAAAAATGGGCATTTCAAGCATCTGAAGGCTGGGCATCGTTTGTTAAATCACATGG